GTTGCAATGAAGGCTGGAGCGGATCTTTACTCTGTTGAGATGTCAAAGTCTGATCAGAGGAAGGGAATTAGAGGATCCCGCCAGTGGAGGTGGAACAAGGATACTAAAGCTGACAATCGGCTGGACGTACAGAAGGAAACGGATTTTGGGTGGATTTGTGATGTGGACTATTATATTGATATGCCCGCATTACTTGCTAACAACCCACGCCCTTATTTGTTATACTCCTGTGTACCGGGTGTCGCTGCTACAGGGGGCACTGATGACATCGCCTTTTGCTTTGATGAGCAAGGTGTTTTGCTGTCAGATGTCTCTGGTTCTGGCCATTATGAACACTTATTGTGGGATTATGGTCAGGACGCGACACGCGTTAGTGCCACATTTTTGGGGATCCCATATCGCACAACCACCTATGCCATTGAGAGGAAACAAGTGGCAGAGAATAGGCAGGTTGTCGCATTGGTGCCTCTTCGTCAGTTTGGATTACTTGGTTCTATTCTCGCAAGGTGGTTGTTGGAAGAGCAGCCCTTGAAGCGTTTCGACCCCGTTGTAGTTGGGAAGGACGGTTCAAAGTTTATCTCTTTCACCGTGATGAAGAAGGGGGTGAAGCACATTACTGTTTCTAAGCCCTCTTCCTACGTCTGCGCCACGGTCCCTTGTGATGTGTCAGACGCGGTTGCTGGCGTGGCCCGGTTGGGCACAACAAATTTGATGTTACCTACCGTTGAGAGCCATTTGCCGCGGGAATGCGGCCGGGGTGCTGCTGTTGTAATGACAGAGTATCACCGGGCGCAATGCCCCGACGCCAAGCACTGCGTTTTTCCTGTCGTCAATTCTGTCCGTTCGTATAGCTACAATGTTAGCAATTACGACCAGGATGCCAAACCTAAATTACAAGGTTTTATGAGCCCAATTTTACATGCCGCTTATTGCCCAGTGAATGAAACTGAGAGTGAAAGACAAGCTGTAAAAGGCAGAATTGATGCGTTAAAACAACAAGAACCACGTTTTCACTCATTTCGTGAGCAATGTATCCGTGAGTTTGCTGACTTTGTGGTCAGCGGGTGTCGCTTATCCCCTGTTCAGTACGAAGTTATTGAACAAAAACAAGTCGGTGCTGCCCAGCGCTTATCCCTTAGGAAAGCGACTGTACAAGGTCGGAAAGATCGTCGTATAGTCAAATCCTTTATTAAAGCTGAGGCATATGCAGGAGTCAAGGACCCGAGAATTATCACCACGTTTGATGATAAGGTAAAACTCGAAATGGGACACTTCACTCTTGCTTTGGCTCAGCATTGCAAGCGCTTTAAGTGGTACGGTCCTGGTAAAACCCCGGTTGAGATCGCTGACAGGGTCGCTGAAATTTGCAGTGATGCCTCGTTTGTTAATCTCTCGGATTATACACGTATGGACGGTACAATCACTGAAACCATACGTGGTGTTGACCGGGCGATCTATATGAAAGCTTTTCAAGATTACCGCACCGATTTGAATGAACTGCTCAAGCTTGGCTACAATAACACTGGCTATTTACCCAGAGGAACCAAGTATGAGCAAGGGACTAGTCAGGGGTCTGGAAACCCTGACACTAGCAACTCGCAAACTCTCCGAGCCGCCTTCGTCTCCTATTTTGCATACCGGAATGTCGTGTCGCCTACGGGCCGAAAATTCAGCCCACAGGAGGCTTTCGACCACTTGGGAATGCATAACGGTGACGATGGCATCGATGCTGATTTACCCCAACGAAATTTTGACTGGGCAGCAGGAAAGTGTGGACTCCTATTGGAGGCCGCAATCGTTCAAAGAGGACAGAGAGGGGTCAATTTCTTGGCACGCTACTATTCACCGCAAGTCTGGTATGGCTGCAATAATAGTATGTGTGACATCAAGAGACAACTCTCCAAGTTCCATACAACGGTTCGCTTACCTGACAACGTCACGCCTGAAGCAAAATTGGTTGAGAAGTCCCGGGCGTACTTGGCAACCGATCGTAATACCCCAATCATCGGTACACTATGCAAGCACGTTATACGATTGTCAAACAAGGTGTTTGTGCTTAACCCTAAGCGGAAAACTCCATTACCTGGAGTCGCTCACTGGTGGAGCAAGTTCGACGAAAGCGTCCAATTCCCCAACAAGAACATTGATGGATGGATGGATGTCGAGCTTGATCATATGCTACCGGAGCTCGACAGGAGTATATTCGATAAGTGGCTGGTTACCACCAGGACACTGTCGCAAATTACTCAAGCTCCGTTATGTGTTGAACCCCGAGCCACACCACCGACAAGCGTTGATGTCGTTGTTGACAACACGGTTGTGCATGCACGACAAGACCCGCAGGTTGACTTACCTCCAGCAAAAGCAGCAGAAACTCGGAACCGCGCGAAGCGACGCAGACGTCGCAAAGTACGCGCCACTACGAACAAAGAAAAGAAGTAATTTTCGGTTGTTCGGGGCCGAC